AGAGTTTGTGTGGTTCCAAAGACAGTGACACCAGTACCAGTGGTTTCAAATTTCTTAGAGTTGTTGTAGTAGAGTTCTACCTCATTACGTTTGAAAATTGCTCTAGGATAATCAAAACTACCATCAGATATTTTTACATCATCATTAAGTCCAGATCTAAGTTTTAAGTCATCGACTGAACCTACAACGAAAGAAGTTCCGAACCGACGAATTGATGCGGAAAAAGTTCCAGATCCATTTTCAAATCTAAGTTGTGCATTTGCATTATCAATAGTTATCTGTTGAGCAGTTACATCTACATTACTAGCAAATGTGGAGACACCGGATACATTTAAGTTATCAAGTTCAGTATGACCATCAACATCTAAGTCACCATTGACATCTAGTGTTTGACCAATGGTTGCAACACCACTGATATTAATATTTCTACCCGTTACTTCGTCATATACTAAATCATCTTTTACAAATAAGTCACCACCAACATACAGGTCACCACCAGTGGTAACAATACCTGTGAATGTTGATAGACCAGATACACTTATATTCCCATCTACATTGGCATTACCAACAACGTCTAGTGCATTCTCTGATATGGTAGAATTTATACCAACACGACCAACTACTTCAAGTGATGTAAGTTGTTCGCTATGTGAACTTACACCAACTTTTAGATTTATACGGTCGTTGCTAGCGAATCTTGCCATTGTTTATTACTGATTAAGTGTCTCTAAAACAGATGAAATAAATTTCACATCAGTATTACTACTTGATCCTATTTTAAGTGAGTCACCAGTTTCAAGAACAAGTTTTCCTGAAAGGAGATTTGCAGCATCATTAGCAGGGACAGGAAATCCTAAAAGAATTTCCGTGGTTACCGCAATACCTGCGACTGTTCTTTCGTGTAAAAAATTAATTGTCTGTGTATCACTTCCGATGTTAGTAGCTTGTGCCAATAGAACAATGGCACTATATCCAGTTGGTGCTGTGTAGATACCAACTGTATTAGTTCCTACAACACCAGTGATAGTTTGATAATTGTTTAATGCTAGTGGCATTTTTTAGTCTCCCCCTCCTAGTGCGAGAATGTAAGGTGTGATGTTTGCAAACAAACTTCTGTTGTATGCATCTCCAGAAATAGATCCTTCTAACTGATTGATAATAACACCATCACCAATTTTAAAGTTACCTGCCTGATCAGTAGAAGTGAAGATAACCAGACCTCCATTCTTATTCACAATCTCATTTTCTGGGATTGCTACACCACCACGAGCAGGGAGTGCATCAGGGAATGTATTACCAGATCCAATATATTCAAAGGCGTGACTTGAAGCAAGAACTCTACTCTGTTTGAAGAATGGAACTGTTGATCCAACACCGACTGCATAGGGCACCCTTTCAGTAAAGGTAACAGTAGAGATACCACCGACAATCGGAGTTGCACTACTGACCACATAGTATGTAGGTAAGATATTGGGGGTGCCAGCAGCTGCACCAGCAATAGTCACAGTGGGTGATCCAGTGTATCCTCTACCATTAGAAATCATATCCACTGATGTTACTACACCATTTGTCAATACTGCATTACCTGTTGCCTTAATACCCCAAGATTCGCTTGGATCAGAGAATGTTACTGCAGGAGGAGTTGTGTAACCACTTCCACCGTTCGTAATTGCTACACCGCTGATAGAATTGAAAATACTATCAATATAAACAACCTGACCATCATAAGGTCTGGTTACAAATGTATTGGTGTTTCCTCCACTATTATAAACATGAGTCAGAGTTGAGAATCCTACAAAGGTCTTAAACGTATTGATACCAACTACTTCACTAACGGTGAATATGTCACCAAAATTACCGGATGGGAAGGTAAAGATGTTAGATGCCCCTACATTAACAGTAAATGTGTCAGATGTGACGGCTTCAATACCAAGAGTAGCACCAGATGCTGGATCACCGGGTCTTGGATAAGAATGATTAGAAGTGTTGTTGTCCTTATCACATGTAAATGTGACACCATTATCAGCAATGGTGACAGTATCATTAGCCTTCAGAACTCCACCTGCAGTTGCTGAAACAAATGTATGTGTAAAATCACCGGTTGTTGAGACACCAACACTACATGTAAATGTCGTGGCATTAGTTACAGTTACCTGAATCCACTTATTAAATACGGGATCAGTTTGTCTGGGATATGCATGGTTGGTAGCATTACCATCTTGTGTGCAAGAGAATGTCAGTGATTCTGTCGCGAATTTAACATAATCATTTGTTGTCAATCCATGTGCAGCTGTTGTAACAACGGTTAAAATACCTGTGGATGGAATCCAACCAGTACCAGTTGTTGCCGTTAATGCTGTGGCAGCAGATAATCCATGAGTCGTATTGACATCAAGAACTAATGCTCCAGTATCCTGATTATAAGTTGTTCCGGTTTGTGCGGTATAATTTACACCATTACCATCGGTGATTGCATTATTTACACCACTTACAAAAGTGTGGTCATATGATTTGCAGGAGAAACCAAGACCTGCAAGATTAATACTCATACCCTGATTATAACCATGAGCCTTATAAGTGGTAATCGTTGTAAGACCTGATGCAGCATCATACAATGCGTTTTCAATTGAAAGTGTCTCTGTACTTAAATCGATCGGGAATACATCTGAATTAGCAGCGGTTGCAGTCGTAACCGTACCGATGAAGTTTGTGGGACCGATACCATCAGCAACCAGACCAAACCTACCGAATGAAGAGTTGGAGTTAGTCAGGTCACATTGACCACCGTCGATACAAATGATACTCTGATCGTTGTAGATGGTGAAGATAGAAACTAACTGAGCATAACCCTCATTAGAGATAGAAACACCAATACCACCCTGATTCAGTTGAGTGTAGCTATCAACGTTCATCGCCCTGGTAGGACCGATAACACTAGCACCATCAATCTTCATACCAATACTATTAGTGATGAAGTTAGTACAATTTCTGATGTATGGGCCTTGTGTTACAAACGATGGTTTATCGGGATTAAATGCAATGATTGCCTTACCTTCATTCAAAGTTCCAGTAAATGACATGTTTTCAACATAGCTACCATTGGCAACATAGATGAAATCTTTATCAGCATTCTGAGGGGATAGTGATACTTCTCTCAGACTATCACCGAGGAGTGTTACTTGTTCAGGGAGAATGAGTGGGTTGTTCTCTGAATAATTGCCTGCCGATATTCTAATAACGGTGCTTGCTTCGGCAATTGTAAGTGCAGAACCAACGGTTCTCTTTGCTGTCGATACTCTACGACCATCTTTTATATCGTCACCATCAGGACTTACAAAGATGATATTAGTAACAGAGTTACCAATTCCAAGAACATTAGTTAGATTTGTACCATCACCATAGAATGCAGTGGCACTGACAATACCAGTCGAACCATACATCGTGATGGCAGAACCAACAGACGAGATACCATTAACCTGTGAGTTAGTGGTGACTGTCAGGTTATTTGGAATAGTTACGTTAGTATCAAGTCCAACAGTAACAGATTGTCCGGCACCAACAGTGATGACTTCGTTAGAAGTTCCACGGACACCCAACTCCTGACTATCAAGATCAACTACGAAAGTTCCACTGTCAGCATTACCATCAAGGTCTTGTGCTGTGACTTGACTATCAACATATGCCTTGACTGATTGTTGAGTGACCAGAGCATCTGCTCTATCAGATACCATGTCATCCTCGTCAAGGATGGCAGTAACACCGACTCCAGGACCAGTTGATAGGGTCAGATTGGTGATATTTGCGGCTAGAGAGACATCAAGACGACCAGTGGTGGTGATACCAGTGACATCTAATGTGCTTGCTGTTGTAATACCTAATGTGGTAACACCAATAACTTCCAATGAAGTTGCGGAGGAGATGTAACCACTTTGAACGTTAGTGGCAATACCTGCAAATCGTGCCCTACGAACATCTAATGATGCCTTAGGATCAATATAGATCGGGGTTGATGTACCTTGAGCAAGAATAATGTTACCAGTAACACCCACTGGCATGAATGTGGTCTGATCAATACCACTTTGAACAGGGATTCTTCCTGCAGAACCACCCTTCAGGTTGGTTGAGATACCAGCACTATCAGCAAATGATACGTTAATCGCTGCAAGTGATGTCCAAACGGGTGAATTAGGACCCTGAGATTGTAGAATTTCTCCAGTATTTCCTACACCACTAAATCCCGTATTATTGACAGCTGTTTGGTAAGGGATAGCACCAGCAGCACCACCCTTGATATTTGTAGATACGCCAGCTGTAACTGCAAAACCAGCAATGGCTACATTATTGGCACTTATTGTAACTCTTCCTTGACCACTTCCTGGAGAGATGATAACACCAGCACCAGCAGCGATTGATGTTACAATACCGGAAAGATTGATACCATTACCAAAGTATGTTCCACCAGTAATTACACCAACAGTGGTTATACCTGTAAGTGTTGTATTAAAAAGATTTGCTGAGTTTTGAGCTGTTAAAAACTTTGTGGTAGTTGCACCACCAACCAAAACATCATTAGTAACACCAATTCCTAGTGCTGTAAGAATTCCTGATACTGTAAAATCGCCAGTTACGGAGGAAGGACCAACGATGATCGGGCCACTATTCTTAAACCTATTGGTTATCTTATCGGCCCTAAGTAATGACATTAAACTATAATGCTTTTCCTGTTAGTTGTATTTATAAAGTGAGTAGATAAATATTTGAGGTGATTGAGTATTTACACAATGAAGGAAGGTGAGTTTTGCCCTCTCATCAAAAAGAAATGTGTTGGACAGAAGTGTGCATGGTACACATGTGTTAGAGGGACAAATCCCAACACAGGACAAGAGATTGACGAGTGGAAATGTGCTGTCGCGTGGATGCCCATGATGGCAGTTGAAATTGCACAGAAATCAAATCAGACTGGTGCTGCAGTAGAAAGTTTTAGGAATGAAGTTAGTAAAGCAAATAATATAAATCAACAACTTTATATTGAAGGATTGCAACGGGGGATTGTGCAATCACAGATTACACCTCACAATCCCCTTGACACATTACCACCTAGTCCTTAGAACAGATAAGAACATCAATATACTGAACCCTGAAGTCCATTGTTGCTCCTGATGTTCCTTCATTTTGTATAGTGATATTATGTTTGTGGCTGCCTTCACTGGCCCCCGTATTACCACTATATGAGTGTCTGTGATTTGCAGAGTTATTGTTTGTAGAAATGTTGTGTTGGTGACCACTTCCTGAGGAAAGTACACTTATACCGGTTGTTCTATTACCAGTACTTGAAGTTTGGTCCTGTCCTTTTGCAGCAGTATTACTTCTATCACCATGTTCAACATTGTCAGCTGATCTTCTGACGTAATTATGGTTGTGTCCAGGGTCGGAAATATTGTGAGCATGACCACCGTTACTTGTTGTATTACCACCATGGGTATGATTAGAACTCTGATTGCCAGTATTACCACTATATTCGTGAGTGTGATTAGCGGTTTGATTACTGAGGTTGGCGGTATGATTATGTTGAGGGAGTACAACAGATCTGTTATCGAATGTAGATGTAAATGAAAGATTACCACCAGTTCCACCACCAGTACCACTGACGACCCTTAATGACTTATTATTTTGAGTGGTTAGTTTTGTCCAACCAGTGGGTGCAGCACTCTGATAGAACAACATGACCGACCCTGCTTCGACGATCTCAAGTGCAGTTGTATAAACTGTCAAGAGAGCACGTGAGGTTGGAGCTGTAGTGGTGGATGAGCTGTCGGGGGCATCGTCCAGTTGAACTACGCCCTGAGCCGTTGTAGAGGCATCAGGTATCCTGTCTGCATCAATAGTCCCTTGTGAGATATTACTTCCGTCAAGATTAGTAATATTATCACCTGCACCAGCAATGTTTCCTGCTGTCAGTGTTTGTGTGGATGGGTTATACTTAAATTGACCACTATTGGAATCAATGTAGGGTCTCTGATATCCTGCACCTTGATTGTCGGAGAACAATACCTGATAATCGGTATTATCGTTCTTCTCATCTACATTGATATTGTTTGCATTTGTTGCAGTACCAGCCAGACCAGCTGTTACAGTCGTTGCGGTAATGTTAGTTACAGACAGAGTATTGGTTGATGGATTGTAGACAAATCTACCACTCTCAGAATCAATATACTGTCTCTGATAACCATATAATCCAGGATCACT